GTTTAGAGTTAGCCGATTCCTAACAAAACAACCCGTCCCGGGATACTGCCACCGGGGGTAGCCGTAGGGCTGAGCTGGCAGGAATGGGGCTACCTGTCTAGGGGCTTGTTGCTTCTTCGTCTATTACAGCTTCTATGAGCTGGAAGTAGTTCTGCGGTTGCTCCGTAAGCTGAAGCTTCAACGTGATCGGCTTCGAATGGGTCATTTTCTTTTTTTCCTTCTCCGCATAGGTGGCAAAGAATCGCATTCTCTCGGACTGCCCTAGCGCGAGCTGCGTAGTTCCCCCCATACTGGCCCGTCTGCGCCTTCCGGATAGCCCTTCTAGCTTCGTGTATTTCTTTAGCTTTCGCCGCGTGTGGAGGGCATAGCGGTTCGGGGGATAGCACCCCGCAGATACGGCAGGGCTTAGGGAACCTTCTAATCTTTTCCCCAATCCTTTCCCTTGAACTGAATAGGTGGAGCGTCAAAGATTCGGGTCATAGTCGTAGCGCAGTTAGCGCAGATTGGCTTGTGTTCTTCGCTCCCGACGCTTCGGGTAATGGTTATGGTCATAGGACAACCGGGGCATTTGTATTCGTAGGTAGGCACTAGGCGGATAGCTCCTGAATAAAATCCTGATACTGGCTTCGAAGTCCCGTGCGGTAGCTGATATCGTTTCGCTCTAGCTCTAGATCGCTAGGAGCTTTGATTATGTGTTCTTTGTTTACGCAGTCTTTGTGTAAGCAAGTCCTGAAGCCCGGAAGATAAAGCTTTAGGTTCTTGTCTATTGGGTTGAAGTATTCGTCTACTTCTCCACGCCACGGACGGCAGACCGTTCCGTTGTATTTGATTTCAGTTGCCATTCCATTACGGCAGTCTGAGCATTTGCCGTCATAGGTTCCACGTGCTTTTCTTCTTTCTATTGCCGCTTCGCTAACTTCCATTCCGCAACGTTCGCAGTTCATTCTTTCTCCCATTTGATTATTTGAATTTCAGCGTCAGAAAGACCAAAGATTTTCATAAGTTGGTCGAATCTCTCAATGCTTTCTGGGTCTTTTCTCCAACCAGCCCAGATTTCTCCCGGCTGATTTGCTCCAACGATTATTTGAATTGGCTCATTCATTTCTAGTCCCTTCGTTTATGTATCTCTTCTTTGAGTGCTTCAATAATTCCCTTGACGTCGGTATCCCCGAACGCGTCTATTTGTTCTACTTCTTCTAGCCAGTTGATTATGGTTAGGCGTTCAATCTCCTTTCCGTGATTCAGCGCCCGAATGTATTCTTTGATTTTTTTCATAGCTTGTAAACCGTTCCAGTAAAGTCAATTCCATTTTCTAGGAAGAACGTTACAAGTCCGGGCTGAGAATCTTCTCCCGCTTGACGTTTCCACCAGCCGGAGCCATTGTCCATTGTTGAAGCTTGAACCCAGAAGCGCGAAGTTCCGCGCGGTGTTGAACCCAGCTCGACTACTCGAAGGTGGTGAAAGTGTCCGCTTACTCCGATTGTTGCCGCTGCTACGGGCTGACTGCCGAATGCTTGTTGCCGCCACCAAGTCGGAACTTGATCGGGTCGTGGTGATTGGTGTCCGTGCCATAGCCCTAGAACGTGGAAGCCGTCGTCGAAGATATCTAACGCTAAAGATTCGTCGTGCGGTTGTGGCTCTACGAACTTGATTGGCAGACCGACTTCCCCAGCTAACCGGGCTAAGGTTCGTCCGATATGGATTCCCCAGTCGTCGGTTCCCTTGCCTACGCGTTGCTTGTTTATTCTCATTTGACAATGGTTGGAAGCTACGGATAAGTAAACGATTTCTGGAACGTGTTCGCATAAAGCGCGCAAGGTTGTCCACGCTAAAGTTGTCGCCAAATCTACCTGCTCCATAATCGAGAGGTCGTTCGTAAAAAGCTGATTAGCGTCGTTCGCGTTGATAAAATTTTCTATGGTATCTCCGACGTCCGCGAATATTACCTTCGAAGGTTTTTCTTTCTTGACTTGTTGAATAAGCTTCGCCGTTGTTTCTTCGACGCGCTGAATTAGTTGAACGGTTCCCCCGCGGTGATCTACTTTTCCTACCTGTAAATCTGACCAAAGAACTACCAAAGCTTTATCGGTTGTTTGAGTTGTCTTCTTCAGCTTCGTTTTCTTTTTAGCTTCGGCATAGAGTAAGGGAAGGTCAATCCCAGACGTGCGTTTGCGGAAAGTGAATCGGAAAGAAGTTAGAAATTCTCCGCCTTCTTTCTGTTGCCACTTGCTTACCCGGGGAGTTCCGATAACTTCGAACTCTTCGGGATTCATTCCAGCCGCTTCTAGAAACTCTTCAAAGCTGGCGGGAGATTCGGCGTAAGGTGTCGTAGCTTCTCCGGTGGAGCCGTCAAAGATTACGCCCGGGCGACCGAATGGAGTTGGTTCGACTTTCTTAGCTGGTTCTAGGTTATCTAGCAAGAGCATTCTTTCTTCCGGTGTCGCAGGATTGAAACGTCGCTGATTCTTAGTCCCCTAGAGCTTAGTTCACGGGCTAAAGCCCCGGAGTTGAAGTCTGAGTTTGCTAACGCTCCGTCTAGGATTTCTTGGTCTTTCTTTTCTAGCTTGTTGCGAATAGTTCTAACCGCGCAACTACCAATTCTTAGCGGCGGCTTTAGGTCTTCTAGCATTTTGTCCCCTTACTAGATCAAGTTCTAAGTTCCCGAGTTCGGGTTCTAGTCCAGCGTATTCCATTTCTAAAGATTTAGCCACGTTTGCGTCTGTCAATTACGAATAGACGAATCCGGTATCGGAGCCAAAGAAGCTGCCGACGAAGATAAAACGGTTTCCTTTTTCCGCGGTGCTTAGCCTTCGACAATTTCAACAATCCTTTCTAGAATTTCTACGTCCACGTTGGTAATTACTACTGCGTCTTTGAGTAGGTCGGCGATTATTCTTTCCCGCTCCGCAATTGTCGCGCGGTGATAGCCCCGGGCGAATGCGAACGTTAGCTTGCGCTCTTTCTTATCTTTCGAGTTCGGTCTGAAGCCACTCATTGAAGGCCACCATATCCCTTTCTAATTGCTTGATCATATCGGCGTAGGTTTCTAGCTCGATTAGCAGAAGGTCTAGTTTTGTTTCTAAGTCCATTTCATTTCCTTTACGTGTAGGTGTGCCATTTTTAGTCCCAAGTAGATTCCGTGAGTATCAAAAGAACCTAACTTGTATGGGTGCTTCTCGAAGCGCTGAATCTCTTCCTCCAGCATTCCTAGAATTCGGTCGCGCTCTTCGCGCTGTCCGTTTGTGTATCCGGTTGTTTCTTTTTCTGCGAACTTAGCCGTCATAGTCCCATTCCTTTCAGTAAATCGTTCATTTCTTTTTTGTAGCGGCCGTTTATTTCGTCTACTAGGTCTTGGACGACGATTGGCATTCCTTCGTGGTCTTCGACGAAGCTGAGAAGATACTCTCGTTCGTTGCGCTGCCCGGCTTTGAATCCGTCCGTGTAAGCCGTGTTATTGGTTAGCTTCTGGTCTAGTCCGTCATAGAATCCCCGGATATAGTTTTCTTCCTTGACTTGTTGAATAGTTCCGAAGGTTGTTGTTACTTCGTCTTCGTCTTTCCAGCTCATTCCAATTCCTTTCTTGGTCTGCGGTCAATCTTTGTTAGCTCTTCGATTAGCAGGTTCAAAGTTGCCGGGTCTAGTAGTTGTTTCATTGTTAGAAACTCTAGGAGATTTTCTACTGCGGCTTGTTCGTCCCGGCGTCCTTTGTTGTAAGCGGATAAAGTTTCAGCGGGCAATTTCAGAAGCGTAAACATCTGCGTTTAGTCCTTCCACTAGATCGAGAATCTTGGCTACGGCTTTAGTCGGAACCGGGTTCGTTGCTTTGATTAGGCGAAGAACTTCGTCCCGCATTAGAAGACGGCCCATAAGGATTCCGTCCTGTTGCGCGGTCTGGTAACTGAATTGGTTTGGATTGAAGTCGTCGTTTCCGAATTCAATTGCCGGGTTAGTCTTGCTTGTCATCTTTTGTCCTTTCTAAGAACTGATTTTCTAGGTAATTGAGAAGTTGAAGCTGGGCGGTGTATCGGTAAAGTCCTAGAGCTGGATTGTCGTTTCTTGTCGCGCTTTGCTCTTTTGCGTATTCGTGTCCGACTTTTAGAATCCGCCGGAGAACAAATTCAACTTCGTTCATCTTCCGTCCCACCTTCGCATAATGGAGATAACTCCTACCGTCCAGACGATCGCAAAAAGCGGAAGAAAGAATAGAAGCCCGGCGTTCGCTTGAATGAGTTGGGTAAGCTCGACCAACCAAGCGAAGAGAAGAACCGGGATTAGCTCCAGCGCCATTAGAGATACTTCCTAGCTAGGTAATCTACGAAGAAGATAGTCGTTCCAAGAAACCCAAAGACTCCAAGTGTGTACCCAAGAAGAAGATTCGTTTCCTGAAGCTTCCAACTACCAACCAAGATAGCTGCGAAGAGAATAAAAAATCCGAATAGCTTCATTACGCCACAACCTTTCCCGTAAAGAATTTCTCTTTTACTTCGTTGAACTTATCCCGGGCTAATCGTGCGTTTAGTTCTCCGTCTAACGTGGTAAACCATTCGTTCCAAGTTAGAGAATCTACTTCTACTTCGACGCGGTAAACGCGTCCTGTATCTGCGCTGTTGTGAGTTAGCTCTGCGAAGTTTCCTTCTTCGTTCATAACTCTTTCGATCACCTTGATTCGAGTCATTTTTCCCTTTCTACCCGGGGGACGCTTACGCGCCCACCCTTTCTAGAATTTCTGCTTGCTTTGCCCAAAGTGTTTCTAATTCTGAGAATCTTTTTCTGGCTAATTCTTGATATCTTTTTGAACCTTCAAGATCGCTTATGAAAGTAGCTATCATTCCCAAGTCGAAGTTCAAGTCATCTTTTAGGTCTGTGATTTGTACGTATAGTTCGTCTAGAGTGATTTCGTTTGCCTTGTCCATTTCGGTTCCCTTTCGTTGCCCCGGCCTTTCCGGTTAGTAATAGCTAACCATAGATTTTCAGGAATTTTGACAAATTTTGGCAAATTTCTAAAGATTTTCTGGGATTGTTACCGAACCGTTACAATTTAGGGCAGTTCGAACGGGTGTTCGATAGATTTGGGGCTTCAGAATGCCCATAGAAGCCTTTTTAGGCGTCGGGTAGAGTGTTTACCCTTATCAAAGCCCCGGGACGCCTAGCGTCCGCGTAGAGCTTCGTAGCAGTTAGCCGAACAACCCTTGAATCGTCTACCCAAATTACCCCGGTTAGTGAATCTCCCACGCTGCGCAAGAGCTTATCGGTATCGGGCATTACTGACGGGTACTTCCGAGTTGCGGTCTTAGGTCGGGGAAGGTAGAAGATCACGGAAAGTTCGAGCGGTTCGTCTAGCAGTTCCCAACCGTCCGGGATTGCGTCCATAGCTGCGAACGCTACGGCGTTTCTCCAAGTCTTATGCTTTGAAGAATTGACTTGAACGATTCGCCCGTTTATTACTGAGTGTGAACCTTGCGAAGCCGGGTCGCCTGTTACGTCTATGAGAATCTCAGGCATATTGACGCCAAGCTTCGGAAATTCCTGCCCAAAGATAAAAGCAACCGAAGACTAGCCCGACGACGTGTAGGAAGCCGGAAGATTCGGAAGCGAACTCCACGAATAAAATTCCGGACGCCGACGGGACTAGCCAACGGAGAAACACTAGAAGGGTAGCTCTTCGTGAGTAGGGGTCATAGCTGGAGCTTCTGAGCCGTCTAGTTTGATTGTTGCGAAGTTGATAGACAAGTTCACTACGGTTTTGTCTTCTCCTTCTTTGTTCTTGTAGTTTCCGATTGCCGCCGAAAGAAGCCCGCGAGCGGAAACCTTTTGCCCAACCTGAAGACTGGTTGTCGGTGTGTCTAGCCAAGCGGTGTATCTTGCGTCGCGCTTTTCACCGTCTTTGCTTTTGAATGTTTCTAGAATCTGGACGCCCTTGTTCTGGAAAACCAGACCGACGATTTCGCCCTTTACTTCTACTGTTGCCATTTCATTACCTTTCGTTTTTTCTACCCTAACAGTTAGCTAGGACTTTTTTATATGCTCCGGATTACAACAGTCCGAATGACCGCAGTTCCGAATTCCGGGAAGAACTGGGTTCCCCTCGAAGATTGGTTGGGTGAGTGTTTCAGGGTCAAATTCTCCCTGCCACGGAAGACACTTCGTATTCCCATACTTGACAATATGAGATTGCCCCATTCGGCAGTCTGCGCAACGAACGCCCGTCTTGGGGTCGTCCAGCTTGACGCGCCAAATATGACCGCAACGGTTACATATCGCTTCGTTATCTTCCACCGCATTAGAGTATCAGCCCTTTATTAGCCCGGCTTGAATCGCTGCGTTTCGACAACACGGCCCGCAACTTAGAATCCCGATACCGTGAGCGCATTTCGGCTGGGGAGTTCCCTTCTTTTCTTCAGCGTAAGAAGTTCCCCGGGTTGCTTCAGCTTTTCTTTTTTCCTTGATTCGTAGGGCGTAGGCGATAACGTGCTTAGCTTCTACGTAGCTTATGGATTCGTCGCGCTGAGCTTCGATCACGGCAGTTTTGGCCGCTGCGAAGTCTAGGTAGCCGATTAGATCGAACCAGACCTGAAGCTTCTCTGGGCTTAGTTGTCTGTTGTCAATCGCTGCCAGATATTCCATTAGCTCTTTGAGTTCGTTCTTAGTCATTAGCCCATTCCTCCAGCGCCTTTGAATCGGTTGTCTTTCGTTTTGGAAGCGGGCCATTGTTCCAAGCTTCGGCGTTTAGCCAAGTCGCCGGGTTCTTTATGAATTGCTTTTCGGGCAGATTTGGGTCTTCGGCATAGCGTCCGGCGGCGTCCACAATTAGAGCTAGCTCTTGGGTCTTCGCTGCTTTTCTGAATGCCCGTCGAGCTGCGCCCTTGTCGGTCTTCTTAGGGTAAAGGTTCCAAAAAGATTCAAAGTAAATTTCGATTGAATCGCTATATATTCTCTCGTTGTTCTTTAAGTTGTTGTTCTTAGTATTGTTGTTCTTATGTAGCGGATTGTCCTGCGTAGGGTTATCCAACGTAGGTTCGCCCGTAGGGTCTTGGGTTGTGTAGGTGTATCCGCCTAGATATCCCTTTTCGGTTCTTTCCCGGTCTTCTGAGCGCATTAGATACCCAGCTTCCAGCAGTTCGTTTATTAGCGTTCGGATTGCGTCGCGCCCGACTCCGTTTGAGTGGCCTAAACTTTCTTGGCTAATCCTCCAGCCCGGAGCGTGAGAAAGAAGCTGCGCTAGTAATCCTTTAGCGCCTAATGAGATTCGAGAGTCCCGAAGCCACGCGTTAGGTATCTGCGTGAAGTGATCGTCGAACGAATGGTGTCCCCTAATAAGTGGCAAGAATTCCCTTTCTTATCGGCGGTGCTAATTGGCTAATTGAAACATTGTGGCATTCAATCGTAGGCTTCCAACCGTTAGAGTTGTCGGTCTGACTAGGGTTCCACGGCGTCGAAACTTCTTCGAATCTTTCAAGTGTGATACTACCTAAAATAAAGCCCCGGGAAAACCGGGTTATGTCATCAGATTTTCCCGAGCTTAGAAGGCTAATAAACAAGAAGTAATCTGGGCGCTGGTGCGAATGATTGTAAGCGGGAACGGTACAGTCGTAGAACGGTTGCGGAACAACGGTTCTTTCTTTTGTCTTGAACTCTAGCGTCTTCGGCTTTCCGTCTATGTTTACGGCGACGTCATAGCTAGTAGAAAAAACTTCTTCGACCTGAAGTCCACAACCCCGAAGATAATCAAGCCCGATTAGTTCCCCAAGCGCTCCGACTTGATTGGCTTGCGCTCCACGCATTGAGCGCTTCAGTTCCCCAAGCTCTTCCGATCTAGCTTGGGCCGCTTCTAGGTAAGGTTCTAGATTGACTTCTATCATTTATCTAGCTCTAACGGTTCGCTTTTCATTCTTCCAAAGTTATCGTCTAGTAAGAACCAACCGTCCCATAGACTCGCCGGAGTTTCTAGCGGGTCTTGGTGCGAATAAAGCTTCCAGCCTTTCGTTCGTGCCTTAGCTGCGTAGCCCGGCGAAGACTCCATAAGTCCATTTGAGTACGAACAAAAAACAATAATGTTTGACGGGCGATTGCGTTCTTTACTTCCGCCCATTCCACGGTTAGAGCGGTGTTGCGGAATTAGTTCCGGGCCAGTTGAACCGCAACAAGGGCAAGCCTTATCCCGATCAAGATACTTTTGGAACTCTTTTTTATTCATCTTCCCACGGGTCATACTTCTTCGCGGGTAGGTCTAAGCCCGTCCCGGAGTAGTCCGCGGAGAATCCAATAGTTGAAGAGCTGTCCGTATCCCGAAAGTTCAGAATCTCTTCTGAAGTCGGTTCTGGGCAGGAGTGGCGACGAATCCAATTCTTGTAAAGCTGAGTAGCTTCGTCCCCTGCGGCTTGAAATACTGCCCCGCAAGAACACTTCTCCCGAATCTTCATAAGCCGCCACTCTCCCGCCCATTAGTCTAGCTCCGCCATTGGAGTTCTACGTTTCGGCTAATGACTGCGGTCATTGTGGCCGTATCGGATAGGACTTTCATCTTCATTTTTACCCGATTGAACTCCGCCCGGGCTAGGTCTGCCTTTAGCTTTTCGTCTACGGCTTGAAGCTTTGCCACCGCTTGACGGTCTGCTACCGTGCCTTGACTATTTAGGAAAGATAGGGAAACGGACTTGTCATAAGTTGCTTCTGCGTCCGCTAGTTTTACTTCTGCGTCGTAGAGAGCCGAAGCTCCTTTTTCCATTTCCTTACTTATTCGCTGAAGCTCTTCGACGATCTGCCCCGGGGTTTCCATTAGGCCAGTCCTTCCGCCATTGTCTTTATGGCTTCTAGAATTGCGTCGTCTGCCTTAGCAGTCTTAGCTTCGGAGTAGAGCAAACGCAACTTGTCGATATCTTTTGCGTTCGTTAGTTCACCAGCTTCGTAAAGCCACGCACGAACCGGGAGCTTCGGAGATTGACCGCGAGCTACCTTTTCCATTTCTTGTTTTGACGGGCCTTTAGAACCGCCTAATGCCCAGCGCAAACTTCTACCAAGCGCGGACGTACACGCATTTTCCAAAGCTGAAGTTTTGTTAGCCATTCCAACGCCGTCCACTTCAAAAGCCCATTCAGTAGCTTTTGGCAGTTCGCGTTCTTGATCTTCGGCGTTTAGGTAAACCCTAGCTTCGACAACCCAAGTTCCAACGGCGCGGTCTTGCGGTGTTGTGTGATTGACAATTACGCACCTGATATCTGGATACTCCGCTATTGCTCTTGCGTGTCTTTCTTCGACTGTTTCATACTCGTTGAGATTGAATTGTGCCATTTTTACTTCCCTTTCTTTTCGTTGTGTAAGTATGGATTGCCCATTCCGCGAGCGCGAAGACTGATTGCGTGTTCGCCGTAGACGATTCCCTTTTTCTTTCCGCCCATAGCCTTCAGAACACGGCTCTTTAGTTCGGTAAGCTTTTTGTCTGCCTTCTCGAAAGTGTCTAGAGCTTCGAAGTAGTGGAGTCCTAGTTCGTCTAAGTGTTCTTCTCCGTCTTCGATTTTAGGATTCATAGCCCGGATAGTTTCGAAGGTGGAATTGCTTCCGTCCCAATCTGGCATTTGAACTTTCAGAACCGATTCCCTAAAACGGTAGGCGGCCGCAACAAGTGAAGACGCTTCGAAGGTATCCCATTCAACTTCAAATTCTTGATAACTAGAACCTGCTAGGGCTACCAGCTTTGCTTCTTGAATTCCAAAGACGTTCATATACCAAAGAACCTGCGCCCGGTAATGCTGCGGAACTTCGCTCCAGTAGTCGCGCGAGAACTTGACTTCGATAATGCCCCAAGTGCCGTCTGCCTTCTTGTAAAGCGCGTCCGGGTTAGCGCGTTGCCACGGGAATTCTTTATGCGCCCAAGTTCCGGTTGTGTAGATTTCGTATTCTGGGTGTTCTTCAGCGAAGATTTCTAAGATTGGGGTTTCTAGCTTCGTACCTAGACGCATAGCCATAGACGGTTCGAAGTCGTCCCGGATTTGTTTAGTCTTTTTAGCCCATTTTGTAATCGCGCTCTCGAACGGAGAAAGTGAAGCGATTGCCCCAATATCGGAACCGCCCACGGCTCCTTCTTCGTTGCGTAGATCGTGCCACTCTTTCGAGCCGGATTCGAAGTTGCCTAGAAGAACGGCGTCCCCTAATTCCTTTAGTTCAATTTCCCCTTTTATCAATTTTCAGATTCCTTTCAATCTGGGTGAATGTTTCGGTAGTGTCTAGATTATGACTACCCTACGACAATTATTAGGCATAGAGCGGAAATACCTAGAACTCCACGAAGCTATCCGGGAGGTCGGTTCCGTCGAGTGCGAAGAGCTCCCAGACGTGTTTTTTGCCCAAGAGGTGAGCCGAAGTTCGCAGAAATTGGTAGAAGAAATAGCCAAAGGTATCTGCCAACGCTGCCCAATTAGGCTACAATGCCGGGATTATGCCCTATCAACCCGGGTATCGGGCATTTGGGGAGGCACTACCGAAGCGGAGCGTTATTCAGCGTCGGGGACGTAAGAGATAGCAAGAGCCGAGCTACCGATTGCTAATAGAGCTGCGGCGACGTTTAGAATCTGCGCGCCTAGTTCGTTAGTAATGGTTCCCAAGCTGATCAGTAGCGGAACGGTTGCGGCGACAATTCCGTAAATCCATTTTCTTACGTGTGGCTGTAGATCGAACATTATTCTTCTTCTTTCTTGTAGAGGTTCACGTCTTCAAAGGTAGCAGACGCCGTGTACGCAGTAAGGATAATGGAGATAAGGGCCACTCCACCTATAACAAGCTGGACGGATACTTCTTTGTCAAAAAAGAAGGTTCCCATTCCAAAGATAATCATTACGAAGCCTAAGCGATAACCGCCATAGATTAGCTTTCGGCGATACTTCCAAGACGGGCCAGAAGTGTCTTCGCCTTCTTGTTCCCGAAGAAGCATTAGAGCGTCAAAGATTTTCACTTTAGTTTGTCTAGGGCTATTTGGGTTTTGATGTAGCTAGTCGGTTCGGTGAAACGGGTTCCGTTGTTCGTGTAAATGTATCGCTTCCCGCGCTGAATTTCGAAGTGAAGGTGTGGCCCGGTAGATTCTCCGGTGTTTCCAGACTCCCCTAATTTCTCACCTTCAAAAACTAAGTCCCCAACTTTTATTTCTGCGTCTTTGATAGAACCCTTTTTTAGGTGATAGTAAGAAGAAGTAATCCATTCCCCGTTTATCTTGTGGCTGAGTCGAACAATGTATCCAGCCCCGGCAGGTTCGCCGTTTGGAAATTTGATTTTTGAAGGCCCAGCGTAAATAACTTTTCCAGCGGCAATAGCACGAACCGGGCGACCGATTTCGACGGCATAATCTACGCCGTTATGGTGCTTACGAACTTTCTCGATTGGGTGGATTCGCCAGCCATATAATCCCAGTTTGGTAATTGTTGGGATTGGTTTATCAAAAGGAAAGCGCATAGTTTTATCTTACGATCAAAGAAAATAGGGCCGAACCTAGCCCGGTGATTCCTGCCGCTAGTCCGGTGTAGGCAATTTTCTCAATCCAAGCTAACCGGGCAAGGGTTAGTTCAACTTCTCGGATACGCTCCGGGACGTCGTCTAAGTGATCGAGCTTCTCTAACAACCGAACAAGGATTTCTCCGTGTTCAAGTTGCTTTTGATAAATAGCGTTCTGAGTTATGCGTACCCCAGTTGTTTCCTCAGCCATTATGCGGTGATAGCAGCGATTTCGTCAGCCGTTAGACCGAGAGCGGCAAGCTTGGCATTAGCAGAGGCTTTAGCTGTTTCTTTTGCTTCCTCGGCAGCTAGGCGTGTTGCTTCCTGAGCTTCGTAAGCTAGGCGGTCAGTTTCTCGCTGTGCTAGTTCCTCGGTTGTTAGAGGTACTTCTGTTGCTATGCCTGTTGAGCAGTCCACTACTAGCTTGGTTAGGATTTCTGTCATTTTTCTTTTCTTTCTTGTTAGCTTGTTGTTACGATTCCGTCAGAGCCTTTTGTAATTTTGTAAAGCGAGAAGGTGCTTCCAACATCAAAGTTAGTGGAGCTAGGAACAATCGTAATTGAAGTAATCGCTGCGGTGTTAGACCAAAGAGCAGCAAAAATTGCTTGCCTCGCATCTGTGGCGTTGTTCTCTCTTATAGCGTCTA